CAAAATTCCCACGATTCTTAACCTGTACTAAAACACTGTAATACACACCAGCCTATTAAAAAGGGTTCCCACCGTAATGAAATGGAGGCCACCCCTAAAAAGGAACCCCCCCTATAAGCCGCAGGCTACCCGCCAGAGGCCATTCAGAGTTTTTCCAATGGAGTACCCCTCCCAGACTCCGCGACCTGTAAGAGATGCTCTATGAGGTCCGTTGTCGCCTTTACGATGACCGCCTTGGTTTCATCGTACTCATACCCGTCTACGCGTCTGTTGTACTCTAACCCCTGTAGGGCTGGGCGGAGTTCATCGTAGAACTTATGGGGATTGGATTTGTATGCTGGTCGTGCCTGTGAGCGTCGTACGCACATGTGGGCTTTCCTGTCTAACGTATACAATACTAGTAGTTATGGGCCATTTTAAGGGTTAACTGCTACAATGCTAGCAGTTATGTCATTCCTCACGAATTGGATGACTAGTGTCTGGCATCGCGACGACCGTTACCAATCGTATCCAGATCACCTAGAGCCTAGGCTACGCTCGTTTGCCCGATTTCTACTCGGGAAGCCTATGCGGCGTTCCTCGGGGGGATGAACTTCCCTTGTGTTAAACCGTACCTTCAATTAGTACGGGTGTCAACAGCGAATACCGCATTTGCCTTTTTCTTCCGCACGAACTTTGTACCATTCAAGCTTGGGCGGCTTTCCTTCTGTCACTCCTACCATCCATTCGTCCACTTCCCCCTTTACCCAGCCTTCACCGGGCGATTCCGCAGCGTAACGGTACTCTGGGTCTTGCCATTCCCAAAACATGCAGTCCGATACGAGGCAATAATCCCCAATCTTCGGGCAATATTTATGGGCGGCGGCTTCTTCGGTCATCCAGTTCTTGTCCACAATTGTCTCCTATTAGTGGCGCGTTGCGTTTTGTATTTCGTCAGCGTCAATTTCCGAGTACCCCATAAACCCCATAAACATTTCCACGGTCTCCTCAACTGCACGAGTGTGGTTTTGTTCTGGCATGTCCTTAATGAGTACCGACACGCAATTGACAAGCGCGATTATCGCGAGGGGAACTGTTTCCCCGTTTAACGATAGCATGATATTTTCAGTGAGGCGGTCAACTTCACTTGTCAAATCTTCAACGATTTCCGTCATTGATTAAATTTCTCTTTCAAGCGAGAATTGACATTCCCATAACCCTAGTCCATTTTGAAGCCATGAACAAGACAGAAGTCATCAACGGCGTAAAAATACGGTTGCGCCGCCTCCACCAGAAAACCGTAAATGGAAAAACCATTGGAAGACAGCGCATGCCAGAAGAAAAACGCAAACGAGTCTACCAAACCAAGAAGCCCGTGGAAAAGAACCCTCGCAAGCGGAAAGAGATTGTCATTGATGACAGATTGCGCCGCTCACTGACGGGTCTAGCCAAGATGGGTATGACGGTGGACGAGATTGCGGATACAATCGGTATATCCAAAACGTGGTTGCTGGAAAACTACAAACAGGAAATTCAATTTGGGCGGCAGATTGCTAACGCCCTTGTTGTGGAGAACCTGTACCAGCAAGCCATGAAGGATCAGCCGTCATCGATCCAAGCGGGTATATTCCTGACAAAAGCCCGTATGAATTGGCGGGATAAAGACCCCGAAGAGTTCCAGCGTGGCCCGTCTATTGTGTTTGACTTTAGCAACCTCCCCGAAGAGGAACGGTTGAAAATGCTGCACAAGCTGTCCTCCAAGTCAAAAGACAAACAATTTATTGATGCGGAATACGAGAACATCTCCGATGAGTGACCTTATTCTGCCGTCGCACTACAAAAATGCCCTTGATGAGCATCCGGATGAAGCGATCAAGGAAATCTTCCGGTTGGAGTACGAGAACAACATCCATAAATTCCTTCGCGGCGGCTGGAAGTACATCGATCCTAACCCTTACAAACACGGTTGGCATTTGAACGCTATCGGTGAACACTTGCAGGCGGTTGCTAACGGGGAAATTCGGCGGCTTGTTATCAACGTTCCGCCCCGCACATCCAAATCTTCAATGGTTTCCGTTGCGTTTCCCGCTTGGGTATGGGCGCAGCGGGAGTACGGGCCACTGTCAGGCCCGCATGTGCAGTTTCTGTTCGCATCTTACGCGCAAACCCTGTCCATCCGCGATAGTTTGAAGACACGGCGGCTTCTTGAAAGCCCGTGGTATAAAAAGTATTGGGGTGAAAGGTTTCGGATTACGTCCGACCAGAACACAAAAGTTCGGTTTGACAATGACAAAGGCGGGTATCGCCTCGCGACATCCGTTGACGGCTCCCTGACAGGGGAAGGTGGTAGCATTATCATTGTTGACGATCCGCACAACGCAAACGAAGTGGAGTCAGACCTTGTCCGTGAAGGTACATTGGAGTGGTGGGATCAATCGATGTCCACCCGCCTTAACGATCCCAAAACGGGAGCGTTTATCGTTATCATGCAAAGACTCCACGAAGGTGACCTTACGGGTCACATCCTTCAAAAAGATATCGGAAATTGGACTCATCTATGCCTACCGATGCGCTTTGAGTCAGACCGCCGTTGTATTACTCAATGGTTCATTGACGAACGGGAAGAGGGTGAACTTCTTATTCCTGAGCGATTTGGGGACGCGGAAGTCAAAGAACTCGAATCAAGCCTCGGGCCGTTTGCGGCAGCGGGCCAGTTGCAGCAACGCCCACAGCCCAAAGGCGGCGGTATTATCAAAAGGGAATGGTGGGTTCTATGGGATGAAAGCATTTCCGGCACGGAAGGTCTCCCCAAAACTGTTTTCCCGCCGTTTGAATACGTCATTGCGTCTTTGGATACGGCATACACAACAAAGCAAGAGAATGATTATTCGGCTCTAACCATCTGGGGCGTGTGGACAGACCGCCATGATAACAGGCGGATCATGCTTATTTACGCGTGGCAGGATCGTCTGGAGTTCCCGCAGCTCGTTAAACAAGTCGGGTTGCTGTGTAACAAATTTAAAATCGATAAACTCTTGATCGAATCAAAAGCCGCCGGGATCAGTGTCGCGCAAGAAATTCGCGCCAACTTTTCGCGAGAAAACTGGGGCTTGCAACTTATCGACCCCGGTCGGGGTGATAAGGTTGCTCGTGCATATGCCATCCAGCACCTGTTTTCCGAAGGGATGATCTATGCCCCGGACTTTGAATGGGCGGAAAAGATAATTGCACAAGCGGAATCATTCCCGCGTGGGTCACACGATGACTTGGTCGATAGTATGACGCAAGCACTCCTACATCTTCGGACCATTGGATTTGCACAAAAACCCGCAGAAGCTATAGCGGAGAAGACAGAATCCATGATATACAAGCCGCAGAACACAAGTAAACCGTTATATTGGGTGTAACATATGGCTCTCGCCCCGTTCAATATTCGACAGAATCCCGTCTCCGGTAAAACGTATGACGATTACAAGCCGCTGGACATTGATCTGAATGCGGAAGGCGATATTGAACCTACAATCGACACTGACAAAGGGTACGTCAAAGTCGAAAACGCGGATGGGTCCGTTACCATCAATATAGGCCAGATGGCTAACCCAAATAAAAAAATCGATGATGATTTTAATGAAAACATCGCGATGGATATCGACAATTCAACGTTGGGGCAGATTGCGAACGATCTCCTTCGGTTGATTGAGCAGGATGATCAGTCTAGATCAGAATACTTGCAGCAGATCGTCATGGGTTTGGAACTGCTGGGAACCAAGATTGAGTCCCCAAAATCCAATTCTGCGGATGGTTCTACATCCGTCGAGGGTCAAGCAACTGTTAAGCACCCGCTGCTGTTGGAATCCATTGTGCGGTTCCAAGCAAATGCGCAAGGTGAAATGCTCCCGTCTTCCGGCCCTGTCAAAATCCGCAATGACGGGTTTGAAAACAAAACCGTAAACATTGAAGCGCATGCGTTGGAAATGGATTTTAACCATTACCTGACCAGCACCGCAAAAGAATATTACCCAGACACGGAGCGCATGTTCTTTTCGCTTGGGTTCTGCGGTACTGCCTTTAAAAAAGTATATCACTGCCCAATTCGTCGTCGGCCTGTCTCCGAATTTGTAGACGTAAAAGACGTGATTGTCTCCTCCTCCGAGACAAATATTGACTCCGCGCAGCGCGTAACCCATCACATCAAAATGCAACCTTCCATCATGAAGCGCATGCAGCTTTTGGGTGTGTATCGCACTATTCCGTTAACGGATGCTGGCCCCACCAAAAAGAACCCTGTTGAGGAGAAGATTGAAGACCTCCAAGGGGTAAAGCCAACGCAGTCCGCTAACTTGGAAAATGAGCTTCGTGACGTGTACGAATGCTATTGCGAGCTGGATATCCCCGGTTACGAGCATGAAGACGCTGACGGCAACATTACGGGGTTGCGCCTTCCATATCGCGTGACACTGGATAAAACCAGCCGCGAAATCCTTGAAATCCGCCGTTGGTGGAAACAGGATGATGACAATTTCCTGCGCAAAGGCGTGTTTGTAGATTACATTTTTGTCCCCGGTATTGGCTTTTACGGGTTTGGTCTACTGCATTTGCTGGGTAACTCAACAATGGCCCTGACCGCTGGTTGGCGGTTATGCCTTGATAACGGGATGTTTGCCAATTTCCCCGGTTTCTTGTACGCGAAACAAGCTGGTCGTCAGTTGACCAACGAATTCCGTGTGGCCCCCGGGTCTGGTGTTGCTATTGAAACGGGCGGTCAACCAATTCAAAACATGGTTATGAATCTTCCATACCGTGGAGTGGATGGTGGATTCTTGCAGTTGTTGCAATTGATTGACCAGTCCGGGCAGCGTTTGGGCGGCACCGCTGAATTGAATGTTGGCGAGGGGAATACACAGGCTCCTGTCGGGACAACCATTGCACTGATTGAACAGGCGCAGAAGACTATGTCTTCAGTGCATAAACGTATGCATGCTGCGCAGGCCCGTGAGTTTGAACTGTTAAAAGATTTGTTCAAGGAAGACCCGGAAAGTTTCTGGCGCGAAAACAAGTTCCCCGCAGGAACTTGGTCGGAAGCGGTGCTTGTTAAAGCCCTTAATGATGCGAATCTTGTCCCTATGGCGGACCCCAATACCCCATCGCAGACGGCAAGAATTCAGAAAGCTATGGCGATCAAGCAATTGCAGGCCGCAAATCCGGAATTGTACAACGCGCAAGCTGTGGATGAGCGCATTATGGATATGATGGGCATCAATGACGCTAAATCGTTGTTTGCGCCACCACGTCAGGCCGACCCAATGGCGGACCCCGCAATGGTTATGGCGCAGGCAAAGATGATGGATTCGCAGGCGAAAATGGCGGAAGTCAAAGTCCGCGCCGTAGATGTTACGGCAGACGCGCAAAATCGTATTGCGGACCGCGAAAGCAAAGAACGCATCTCTATGTTGCAGCTTGCTCGCGAAATTGCAGTACACCCGGAAAGTGCGCCAGTAGCCGAAAAATTTGTTCGGCCTAACGTGCAAGATTTGATAGATAATCCCAATGTGTAACCTATTGGCGGGCACCAAAATTTAGTTTATGGTGCAAATTCCACCGTGGAGATTTAGAATGACACACTACAAACACGAAGCAAAACAAGCTGCGCACAGCAAAATGGAGCGCATGGGTTTGCATAAAGAGCATTCTTCTAAGAAGCATTTTGATGATGTTCATCCCTACGATGGTGTTCCCCAGTTAAGTACGGAAACCCCGTCTGGTCTTGCCCCTATAAGCAAGCAGCGTTTTAAACGCGGTGGTAAAGTTGCTCATTTGGAGGGTAACAAAGCCAAACATAATTTGGGTAAAAAGCCTCGCGGCAAATACAAAGTTGACGGTTTTGTTCCCGTGACTAGCCCAAATCACCCAATGAATAAAGACATCAGCACTCGCGGTATAACCGACCAGAAAGGTCGTTATATAACGGACGAGGAAGTCCGTGCTGGTCTTGACCCATATCCTAATCACCCAGCTCCTCCGCAGCGTCCAGCTCCAATGCCCCCTACACGTCCAGATGGCATGAAGAGTGGCGGTGTCGCAGCATTTAACCCAGCACTGCGCAAAAAACGCGCTGCTGCAATGGCTATTCGCAAAAAAAAGGAAGGTTTGCCATACGGTGCGCCTATGGCTCCCGGCGCGTCTATGCCATCCGGTATTATTGCCCCGCACAAAAAAGGCGGTGCAGTGCATCGCCATGAAGACGTAGCGGCTGACAAGAAGTTGATCAAATCAATGGTAAGGGGTGAAGCCCTTAAACACCGTGCGCACAAGGCCGAAGGTGGCCGCATGAACGAAATTGATCAAATGTTGCGCCCGTTAAAAAAACGCGCACTAGCAGAAGACATTCGTAAGGCTACTCTCATGGCTGCTTCTCCGGAAGAGCGCAAAAAATTTATTCAACAAAATAAACCCGAAAACAAAACAAACCAATCTTTAACATCCAGCGAATTAAAACGCGGCGGTCGTACAGATGAAATGTGTTCCGGTGGTCGTGCTAAACGCGCTACTGGCGGTAAAGTTGGTAAAGGCAAAACCAGCATCAACATCATTATTTCGCCAGAAGGTCCAAAAGGCGCATCCCAGACGCCAATGGGTGGCCCCCCCGCCATTCCTCCGCAGTTGCTTGCCGCAATGGCTGGTGGCGGTGCTGGTGGTCCTCCTCCCGGTGCTGGCGGTCCTCCCCCCGGCGCAATGCTTCCCGGCGCGGGTATGGCGGGTGCTGGCGGCGGTTTAGGTGCTGGCCCAGCCATGAACGTTGGTCGTCCCGGCATGACGGCTCCTACCCCTCCTATGCGTAAAGCTGGTGGTCGTGTAGGCGGTAAAGCCCCACAGGCAGCAATGCCAGTTCATCAAGAACACGATTATGGTTCCGGTTCGGGCCTCGGTCGTTTAGAAAAACGAAAGTGGCCTCTTGCTAAATAGGAGGTGACGTGAATAGTTTTGACATACTGTTCTTTCGCAAGCTGCGGGAGAAGTTAAACGAAGAAACCAAGACCCGTGCGGAATTCATCTTGAGCGGGTCTTATACCAACCTAGAGGACTACAAAGCTGCCGTCGGATATATGAAAGCGATTTCCGACACACTTATCTGGGCTAATGAGATTAACAACCAGTTAATCGGCGATACTAACAACGCGAGATAGGAAAACATGACGTATATGACTATGGACCACGTGGGCGATCCACGTGAGGAAATCCGAAACGCTATCGGCGACCTTTCTAAAGTAGATATTTTCTTTAATTGGGTACTAGTAGCTGTTTACAAGCGTCCGGAACGTACCAAATCCGGTCTTTTTTTGACTGACGATACGCGTAAAGAAGACGAGTATCAGGGCAAGGCGGGTCTTGTCTTGAAAAAAGGCGTACAGGCCTTCGTCGATGACGCAAACACTTCCTTCCAAGGGCAAAATGTAGACGTTGGTGATTGGGTTGTGATCCGTCCTTCGGATGGTTGGCAAGTCATGATCAATGGTGTGTTGTGCCGCATGGTGCAGGACGTACAAGTTCGCATGCGCATTCCCGCCCCCGATTCCGCATTTTGATAGGTGATACATGGAAAACACTTCAAAAGAAGTTGTCATTAACGTAAAGCCGCCTTTGACGGAAGAAATTGACATTGGGGCAGATTCCCCCGCCCAACTTCCGGTAAGTGCGGTTGTAAAAGAAGAAGAATTCCCCGTTAATTCGGCGGACGATGGCATTGAACAGCTTAAACGTGAGTTGGAAGCCAAAAAACGCGAAACTGACGAAATTCGTCGCCAAAAATTTGAGGCGGAACAGAACCTCCAGCAGAAAGAAACGGAAGTTAGGTCGTATGCGTATCAAGCGGCTGACAACCAGTTAACAGCATTTGTGAATGCCATTGCTTCTTATGAGCGCGATGGCGAAATGTTGGAGAATGAATACGCGGCCAAGCTCGAACAGGGCGATTATCATGCCGCCGCTAAGATTCAACGGCAGATGGCACAGGTGGAAAGCAAACTTTCAACGCTCCATCAGGGTCGCGAGGCATTGGATGAGCGCATTCAGTACGAACGCACACGCCCAGAGCCCCAGCAACAGCGTCCAACGTACGAACAAACACAGTATGACCCTATTGAAGCCGAGTTGCAGCGTCTTTCTGGTCCTTCACAGGCGTGGGTACGTAAAAATATTCACATTATGCAGGATCAAAAAAGCAAAAACTTAATGGCGGCGGCTCATTATCGTGCTGTCGCGGACAATTATCAGCCCGATACCCCGGAATATTTTCAATATCTTGAAAACGAATTGGGTTTGGTTGAAAAAGCCGCACCGCAAAACACACGTCAACGCAATATTGTGACCGCAGCACCCGTTGCGCGTGGCGGTAGCGTTCCAACCATGAACAATAATCAAGTTCGCATTACACTTACCCCCGAAATGAGAGCTTATGCGGAAGAAGTGTTGGGCATGAGTGACGAAGAATACGCGGAAGCAATGCTTTATTACAACAAAAAGGGTCAGTTGAAGCTATGAGCGACATTAAACGTGGACCGGGACGCCCCCGCAAGGACGAAAGTGTCCCTAATTCAACCAATTACCAGCCACATGAGGTAGATACCGTGGAAAATATGGAAATCGAAACCAAATCGGCCCCTGTAACACGCGGGATTCGTGAAGCTAACCTTCGTGCGGAACAGATTCGCTCTCGTTCGCGCAATGAAGATTCGGATGCAACCGTTTACGACAAATTTTACATCGACCCACGCGATATCCCGGATGGATGGGACTACAATTGGAAGCGTTATGAAACTTTGGGCATGAAAGATGGCTCGTATGAAGTTGAATTGGCGCAGACTGGTTGGGAAGCGGTTGATTCCGCCCGTCATCCATCAATGATGCCCGCTAACCACAAGGGTCCAATCATCCGTGAAGGCATGATTTTGATGGAACGCCCTGCGGAAATCTCCAACCGTGCCAAATTCTTGGAGTTGCAGGAAGCTCGTCGCGTTGTAAACGAAAAAGAACGCGCATTGGGCATGGCTCCTAGCGGTACCTTCGAACGCGACCAGCGTCGTCAGGTCGTTAAAAAAGAATATATCCCAATGGAAATTCCCAAAGGTTGAGATTAGTGTAATTTTTTCCTTTAACACTCTTGCGCGATAAATATTCATCATGGTATTTATCGCGTATTCACTTCCGTTACGCGCCGTAGCGGGCTTTTCTGACTGATCTTAATGTGACGCGCCGTCAAAAGTAAGATCATTCCAGACAGGAGCTACCTATGGCGAACACATCTGCGCCCAATGGTTTCCAACTTGCTGGCTTCCTCGACGGGCGTGAAGGTTCTCTGGGCCAATCGCAGTGGTTGATTGCTAGTGGTGATACTAACTACTACATGACGGGCGATCCCGTCTCCCTCTCGGGCGGTTACTTGACTGCCGCAACTGTCGGTGCAAACCAGATTCTTGGTATTTTCATCGGTTGTGAATACTACTCCTCCGCAGTAAACCGCGTTATCTGGTCGCCATATTGGCCCGGTAGCACGACCGTGCCGTCGGGCACAGTCATTACTGCATGGGTTATCACTGACCCACAGGCTACGTTCAAAGTGCAGTCAAGCGGTTCGTCCGCTGTAGTGCAGGCAAACGTCGGCAAGAACATTGACTGGTCTGGTCTTACGACTTCGCCAACTTCTTCGCAGCAGTTTAGCGGTCAGTCGATTGCATACGCTAATCAGGCGAACATCAGTGCTTCGACCAACTATGCTTTCCGCATCCTCAATCTGATTACCCAACCTCCGGGCGCGAACGGTACGGACACTACTACTCCGTACAACTACATCACTGTAGCGTTCAACAATCAGACCTTCCGCACCACTACTGGCCTGTAAGGAGTAATACACAATGGCTATTAATCTTAGTCAGATTCGTGACCTTCTCCTTCCCGGTCTCCGTGGCGTTGAAGGCAAGTACACCCAGATTCCAAGCCAGTACGACAAGGTGTTTGAAATCACCAAGTCAAACATGGCTCTGGAACGCACCGCAGAAATGCGCTACCTCGGCCTCGCTGCTTTGAAAACTGAAGGTGGTAACACCCAGTTTGATAACGCCGCTGGCGAACGTTATGTCTACAATCAGGAACATAACGAAATCGCTCTCGGTTACGCGATCACCCGTAAGGCTATCGACGATAACCTGTACAAAGCGCAGTTCAAGCCAACCAACCTCGGCCTTGTGGAATCCTTCCATCAGACCAAGGAAATCTATTCCGCCAACGTTCTGAACACGGCTACGACCTACAACGCTGCAATCGGCGGCGACGGTGTCTCTCTCTGCTCCACCTCGCATCCTATTGACGGCACCACCATTGCCAACAAGCCAACTGTTGACGTTGACCTCAACGAAGCAACCTTGTTGAACGGTATGGTCTCGATTCGTCAGAACTTCCGTGACATTGCTGGCATCAAAATTTTCGCCCGTGGTCGCAAGCTGATCGTTCCTCCTTCTTTGGAACCAGTCGCGATTCGCCTGACGAAGACCCAGTTGCGTCCCGGCACTGCCGACAACGACGTGAACGCGATCCTCATGACCGCTGGCGGCTTGCCAGAAGGTTACATGGTCATGGACTTCCTGACTTCCAACTACGCTTGGTTCCTCCTGACCAACGTTAAGGGTCTGGTGTACATGGAACGCGTCCCCTTCGAAATGGATATGCAAGTCGACTTCACGACAGACAACCTGTTGGTGAAGGGCTACGAGCGTTATTCGGTCGGCTACTACAACTGGCGTTCGATCTACGGTTCATTCCCAACCTCGTAAGATTGGAGACAGCAAATGTCTATTACAGCTAACTCCGGTCCTTACATTTCGTTCGGGCAGAACACTATCGGCCTCGTAACGGATTATAACCCCGATCTCGGCCCGTCGCTCTTCTGGGGCGGCGTAGGCCGTATCGATCCTCGTCCAAACTTCAACTACGTCCCGGGTCAAAACTTTGGAGCGTTTACTGCGGGTTTTGCAACATCTGATGCAATGACCATCAATTACGCTCCTTACACGTTGGGTAATGCTGCAATCGCAGCAGCCGCAAACGTTGTAAGCGGTACTGCAATGACCCTTGTGTCCACCAACTCCACCTCCACTGGTGTTTCGGTTGGTGCTTCTTGCACTAACTACAACACCGGAGTGGCTGTAACTGGTCTTCTGATGGTCGATGGCTTTGCGTCCTTCACGGGCGTGATTGCCAGCAGCGTTCTGACGGTTTCGTCCCTCACGGGCACGATTTCCATTGGTATGACTGTTACTGGTACTGGTGTTAACACTGGTACAACCATTGTGAACCAGCTTACTGGTCCTGCTGGTGGTGCTGGCACCTATACCGTGCAGGGTGATGATACTGCGTCTTCGACTACTATGACGGCGCAGGCTACTGGCACAACCGCTCTTGCGCAGCCATTCGGTCAGTCGAATACCATTTCTTTGTGGAATCCGCAGGCTATGGTTTCTCGTGCAGTGAGCGTCACTGGTTCCGCATCGGCTACGGGCGGCAATATTCTGATCAGCGGATACGACATTTATGGCGTACCAATGTCGGAAGTCATTGCAGCTCCTGCAAGTGCGACAACTGTCAACGGAAAGAAAGCGTTTAAGTACATTGCGAGTGTTGTCCCGCAGTTCACTGACGCGCACAACTACTCCATTGGCACCACCGACATCTACGGTTTCCCACTTCGTTCTGATAACTTTGGCGATGTAGCAATTAACTACAATGCCACTGGCATCACTGCAAATACGGGTTATACCGCTGCTGTCACAACCAGTCCTGCTACTACTAGCACGGGTGACGTTCGCGGCACCTATGCCTTGCAGTCGGCTGCTGACGCCTCCAAGCGTTTGGTTGTCCGCCAGTTTATCACTCCAGCCAACATTGGTTCCATTACGGGCCTGTTTGGCGTTACCCAAGCATAATGAGGACATGACCCATGAAGGCTCATAAATCACACGGCATGCACCACGAACATCATGGTCATCATGAGCATGACATTCATGCGCATGTCAAAAAGCACTCGATGAAGCATCACCGTAAGGCTCACAAGCGCGGCGGTAAAGTGGAAGAAGGTCATGAAGTCCATGACGAAACCCCACGTGATGTTTACGCTGGCGCAAACTCCAATGTTGTTAAAGAAGCCGCTCACAAGAAGCGTGGCGGTGCCTTGAAGCACAAGCATGTGGATGCACACGGCCACATGGCCAAACACCGTCTTGATCGTCCTGCTCGTAAGCATGGCGGCAAGGTGGGTTCGGACATGAGCCCATTCTCTTCGGCACACGCTGTTAAGACCCCTGCGGGTCGTGACGTGGGTCCGGGGGAGTCCTGAGCCGTCCACACCACGAAAGTGGGGGCGGCGTGAAGTGGATACAGGGCGCGATTAAGCACCCGGGTGCCCTTCATAAACAGCTTCACGTTCCGGCGGGGGAGAAAATCCCCGCCAAGAAGCTAGAGAAAGCGGCGCATAGCGACAACCCCTTGCTTGCGAAACGTGCCAATCTAGCCAAGACGTTGAAGAAGATGCACCATTCTTAAAAGGGGGGCTAACGCCCCCTTTTTTCATTTGGAGAGACGGATGTCCACACCAGCTTGGCAACGATCAGAAGGCAAGAGTCCGTCCGGCGGGTTGAACGCCAAGGGGCGCGAATCCTATCATCACGAAACTGGCGGTACTCTTAAAGCACCGACCAAAGACACGCATAACTCACGGCACCATTCATTTTGTAGCCGGATGGAAGGTATGCGGTCTAAATTGACCAATCACAAAAACGCTCATGATCCGGATAGCCGGATTAACAAAGCATTGCGCAAGTGGGGCTGCTAATGGAAAAGAAACCATTTTGGGAACATCCGCAGGAAAAAGATGCCCATCACAAGCATTTAAGTGCTAAACAAAAATCGACCGCAAAAGCGCATGCACGTGCCGCTGGCAGACCCTACCCAAATCTGGTAGACAATGCGGCTGTTGCGCGGAAAAAAGGTAAATAAAATGCCCGATTATTCATATGTCACGCAAGAATCTATTACGCGTAATGGCCTTCTTGAACCATTTGATCTTCAAGTTGCTCGCGGGCAAATTACCGGACATGCGGAACAAAATATTTTTGGGTATGGCACAACTCCTGCCACCGCAAATTTGTTTCGTACCGTTTGGGAAAACATGTCTACAACGGAATATGTTTTCCCCAGTTCCGCTGTTACGATGCAGCTAGTAAGTGACAACGCTGGCGACACCGCAACCATTACGGTTGTAGGTCTTGATGCTAGCTATAACGTTATTACGGAAAATCTTGTGTTGAATGGGACAACAAACGTCCCGACAACCAAACAATATTTCCGCATTAACCAAATGTTTGTTTCCGTAGGAAGTGCGACAAACCCCACTGGTGTTATTACTCTTAAAAATAGCTCCGTGACGTACGCGCAAATCAATACGGGCGTATTCAGCGGCACGACATCTAGCCTTGGCGCAACTCAAATGGCGGTGTTTACTGTTCCTGCCAATTACACGTTTTACGGGCATAGGTACGGGGCTTACTCGTCATTCAATGGTAACAGTGCTAACTATACGACCTACCGTGCTATTACCAACTCATCTGCGGGCGTTCAAAAACTTGTTGTTCAAACCCCGTATAACACAAATTATGAAGTCCTGCGCGTCTACCCGTTCCCGTATCCGGAAAAAACTGACCTTCGTTTTCAAGTTGCACCAAGCGCGGCAACTGCTGCTGTTGTAAGTATCAATATTGGTGGCGTTCTTATCAAAAATGATGGCAATCTTTAAGGATTAGTCAATGACCACTTCGGGTACATACAATTTTAACCCGTCGTTAGGGGAATTGGTCATCAACGCTTTTGCGCGTTGCGGGATTCGCAGAACTGCGCTTGTGCAGGAGCATATGCAAGATGCCCGCATGGAAACCAATTTGATGCTATCAAACTGGTCCAATCGCGGTGTAAATCTGTGGGAAGTGGACGTTCAAACGGTTCCCCTGATCCAAGGGGTTACAACCTATAGCGTCCCCGCCACCACCATTATGATATTGGATGCATATATTTCGACAGGGTCTGGTCAAGGTCAGTTCGACCGCGTGATCATGCCAATTTCGCGTTCAGAGTATAGTCAGACCCCGAATAAGAACCAGCAGGCACCGCCCACCGTATTTTGGTTTGACCGTTTGATCAGCCCAACGGTTACGTTGTGGCCTGTTCCGGACCAGACAAGCGTTTACACGCTTAAATATTACCGCGTAAAACAAATCCAAGATGCCAACTTGGAAAACGGGCAGACTGTCGATATTCCGTATCGTTGGTTTGACGCGTTTGCTGCGGGGTTAGCATCTCGTCTGGCGGGAATTTATGCGCCAGATCGTGTGCCGATGTTGGGCACTAACGCCGAATCCGCGTATATGATTGCGGCTACGCAGGATACCGAAAACGTTCCGCTGTATCTAACCCCGGGGTTGTCCGGCTACTATAGGATGTAACAATGTCCTATCGGTTTCATGGTCGTGCAAATGTAGACCCAAATAATCCACGGGCCTTTGGGCGGTGTGATAGATGCGGGTTTATCTACAACCAAAGCTCACTTCGCTTCCAATTTGATTTTCGTGGCCCGCAGTTGCAAAACTTGCGGTTTTTGGTGTGCGAAACATGCTACGATACACCGCAGACGCAGTTAAAACCTATTATCGTCACGCAAGACCCGACGCCCATTATCAATGCGCGTCCGGAAGATTACAATTACGCAAATACCAGCAATCTTGCGGCAACAGAACCAACGACAACGTATCAATATACGGGCATCCCGGTCGATAACAGCATTGATCTGGGCACCCAAGATGGGGACGATCTTACAATCCAACCTGTCGGCCCGCCGCTAGGTTTGGACCCAAATGCAATTATGCCGCAAATTGGGACTGTCATGTTTGATGTTTTGCTCCCAGTATTGTCGATTAGTTCAACTGGACTAAACATTATTACGGTTACATGCTCTGCCCCGCATGGTCTGTCCGACAACAGTCAGGTTGCAATCACTGGCACGTCAGAGCCCCAAATAATGGGGTTCTATAGCGTAAAGGTTCTTTCCGCGACCGTATTCACATACGAAATTCTCCCGTACATTAGTGCGGGAAGTTTTGCAACACCCACTACCCGTGTAGCGACATGTTCCGTAGGCCTGCCTCCAAACTACAAAATGGTTCCTATTATTGGTATTGCAACAAAGGGAACGGGTACCCCGTATCAGTGGATTGATAACGCCGGAAATCCCGTATTCTGGAGCAATAATAATGACGAACGATTCATTTGGAGTTTTTCAAAATGATTATTTATGCTAAATGTAACGCAGGAGAATAAAAATGGCTTTTCCCGTTACTTTGACATACACGTTTGGGACAATGGCGGGGATCGTTCCGGCCAGCGATCTTG